GCTCCCGCCGATTGTGAACTGCGCCGGTGGGTATGGCCGGCCCTGGCGCCCACCCAACAGCAAGCTATCAGTGCCCGCCAGGCCAGGGTCGAGCTGGCCGATGCTGGTGTTGGTCAGCAGCCTGGCCTGCATGGTGACGCCCGATGAGTACTCGGTCTCGTCGGTACCCTCGAACGTGTCGTAGAACCACACCCGCGCACCTGCCGCATGCTCGGCCGGCACGGTATCGGCGCAGCCCCGGCCCAGAGTGATCGCTCCGCTGAGCAGGTCTATGGCGTCCACCCGCACGATCTCGTCATCGAGCAGCGCCGCCTGGCCGACGGTGACGCGCTCCAGGTCGATGCCGGCAGTCAGGGTGGCCGAGGTGGTCGACATGCTCAGCGCCCCCACTAACTGCGCTGTGGGGCACCAGTCGGCAATGCCGCGATCAACGAACGAACCGCTGGCGCCTGGCCGAGTGGTGAGGTTGTAGCTGAGAGAGAGCCCGGTGGGCTTGGCGGCCAGTGTCGACAGCCAGGCCGCCGTGTCGTCCAGCAGCGCCAGGTTGGCCGGGTCGATCAGGCCAGCCAGCTCGCGATACGGCACCTCCATCAATCGCCGCAGGCTGACGGCCTGCGGCGTGCGATCGGGCGGCACGTAACCGCTGGGCGGTACCGCGACGAAGGATGCCGAGGGCAGGCCGAACACGTCCTCCAGGGCAGTGACAGTGATCGCCCCGGATGCCAGGGTGCCGTCCTCGATCCGCCCAGCGCGCAGCACGATGGTCTCGATACCACGCTTGAGCGAGCGTACCCGGAACGGTTCGCCGGGCCCGAGCTTCCAGCCGCGGCGATCGAAGCGCACCTTGAACTTGCGCAGATTGCTGCCCTTCACCCGCATGTCGCGCCCAACCACGCGGCCGGCAAGCTCGGCGGTCGGCAGACCTGGGTAGCTGACCACCTCGCCGGCCGGGCCGCCCTGGGCCTGGGCGATGGGGGCGTTGACCGCGCGGGCGCGGCGGGTCTCACCGCTGATGGCATCGGTGTACTCGACGAACAACTGGCTCGGCGCGATCAGCGCGCTGCTGGTCTCGTCCTCCTCGATGCTCAGCAGCCCGGAGTCCTCGTCGAACAGCGGCAACGTCTCGACGTCGTAGTCATCGCGGATCAGCGTCAGGGTGATCAGCCCGGTGCGGCGATCGGGCCCGACGTAGGCACCGATGTGATCGGTGATCTGGTCGCGGAACTCGCTGAGCGGTGTCGAGCGCTTCCACTCCAGGCACAGGCCGAAGCCCTCGTTGAACAGCTGGAGCGCGGCGGCGCGAAATGCAGCGTCGTCCATCATGCTGCGATCAAGGCCGCGCCCCCAGTCCCGGTTGGTGTAGGTCTCGTAGAGGATGTGCGCCGGGTTCATGGCCCGGACTTGGCCACCGACGAGGTCGATCGCGCAGGTTTCCGGGTACCAAACCGCGCCGTCCCAGCCTTTCAGGCGGCGGTAGCGCAGCAGCTCCCAGGGTTTGGGGTACGGGTTGATCGAGGTCACCAGGCCGGTGAAGAAGCCGCCGCAGAAGCCACGGAACGCCGGCACCAGGCCGCCCAGCGCAGCAGCCAGCCGGCTGTTTACCGGCTGATCCTCCTCGCCGAACATCACGTCGAGCTGGCCCTGGATACCGCCTTCGCCCTTGTCGCCGCCGAACAGGTTGGGCGCGTCGATGTTGATCGCCTGATTACTGGTGACGTTGCCGGTCCAGGCATTCTTGCCACTGGCGCGGATGGCCAGCAGGCCGTCCATGGCCTTGCCGATGGCGAAGTGGATATCGAACGAATAGCGAAAGCCGACCGTCTGCGCCTTATTCTTGCTGCCCATCTGCGGCCTCCATCGTGCGCGCGTGCTCCACCAGGTGGGCGGCCAGCGCATTACCAGTGTCGAGTAGCTGCTGCGCGGGAATGCCCTCGCGCACGAAGGCCAGCCAGTCGAGGCCGTGCTCGGCGAAGAAGGTGCGGCTTTGCCTGGCGCAGTAGCCAGTGCGGGTGGTCCAGGTCGGCACCGTGTGCAGGTGCTGGATGGTCACGATCAGCTCGCTGCTCACTTCTTGCCCCCCTTGCTCTTGATTGCCTGGCTACGCTGGTTGCGCACGCTCAGCACCATCCAGTCCTTCGTCCAGCATTGGCCGAACAGCACCGACTTCTCGGTGCCTTCATCGGCGCGCGGGAAGTCGAAATCGGCGAACGCCGCCGGCTTGGGCTTCTTGGGTTTTGGCTGGGTGGCGTACTGGATGAGGTAGGACGCCACCAGGATTGCGATCTGTACCCACATGGCTAGAACACCTGCTCGCCGTCGAAGGGGCTCTTGCCATCCATATGTGGCGTCGCCCGAAGGTTGAGTAGGTTGCCGAACTTGCTGCTGCAGGTAGCGGCAGTGAAGTCGCAACCGGGGTACACCCGGATCGCCTGGCCGGCACCCAACCCGACGATGCCGTCGAGCAGCTGCAACACGGAACCCACGTGCGTCTCGATATGCCGGCTGTCGTACTCGCCCGAGCTGATCGGCCACTCGACATAGCCACCGTTGAACCAACCGTCCGGGTAGCTGGCGAACTCGCCCGAGCTGATGGTCCTGCCGGCCAGGCTCTGGATGGTGGTTTCAACGCGGTGCAGATTGCGATCGACACCGCACTTCGTGGAGTAGAGCGTGGTGGTGCAGGTACGGCTGTGGGTGTCGATCAGCCCCGGACGCTCCATCGAACTCTCGATGTCCTGGACGGTGATGGTGCAAGTGTCCAGGCGCGGCCACTTCACGCTGGAGATCGAGCCGGTGAGCCGGTGGACGATCTCGCTCTCGCCGTAGTGCATATCGAGCACGCGCAGGTAGATCTCGGCGCTGGGCCGACTGCCGCGCCAGGGCTGAGCGACCTCGATGTCGGCCGGCGCGGTGATCACTAGCGAATCCTGCTTGGCCACGCCGCTCTGGCGGATGCCGTTGTCGCTGATGCCGCCGCGCAGCGTGCGGTACACCTGCGTGCCGACGGTGATATCGCGGTCGCTGCTGTTGTATAGCCAGCGCATCACCCCACGAATGAACTCGTAGAGACGGATCGGCATGCCGGCGGCGAGTGAGACCTCGCGGCTGTCAAAACTCATCGTCACGCTCCTCGCGAAACGCCGTTGCCCAGGCAGCAACGCCTTCGCTGTCTGTCATGTGCTCGATATTCTGGGTATCACTCTCGAAGCGCATCAGGTTCATCCAGCTGATTCGAGCGACGTCTGCAGGCTGCAGATCGCTGCCCAGCGCCGCATCCAGCGCCAGGCGCTCGGTTTGGCCATCCATCTCGGTGGCGCCGATGATCCGGCGCATCAGCGTCGTGCCGTCCCAGCGCTCGATGCGGATGTCGCGACGCCCTGGCTTGCCGTTACTGAAGCGGGTGTAACCGATGTTCGCGACGTCAATGGTGGTGGCCACCGCAGAGGCAGGCGCGAGCAGCGTCAGGTCATCCATATGGGTCGGTACCCACACAACCTTCTGACGGCCGTCCATGCCGTAGATGAACGAGCGCACCAGGGCGCGAGCCTCCCGGCCGAGGTCAAGGTGGCGCTGACCGAGCATCTGCATGGCACGTCTAGCGGTATCGGTGATCAACGGCTGGGCAAAACCACTGTCCAGCGTCGAGCGCAGACGCTGCGCAGCATGGGTGAGGTTCTCGCTATCGTCCGGGCGGCGATCCCATACCGGTCGGCCTCTATATAAGGTGGCAGGCAACCACTTCGGCCAGTCGCAGACCTCGACCACCAGGAAGCGCACTTCGGCCTCGATCAGCCGATCGGTCAATTTGCTCAACGATGGCTCCTCGAGCAACTGAGCCGAGCGAGCGGGATACAGGCGCGAGCCGGCCGGCCAAGCCAGTTGGGTGTTGCGCTTCAGCTGCAGGCCGTTGGGGAGTACTTCGAGGATCTCCAGCGTCTCACTGGTGAACGCATCCTCGCCACGCAGCATCGCCAGGCCGCCGTCGCGAAAGTCGAGCCACTGGGTGCTGCAAGGGATGAAGTCGACGTCTGCGGCAATGCCGGCATCGAGCAGCTGGATATCGGGCCAGATCGGAATCGACCAGATGCGATCGCTCCAGCCAAACAACGCGAGATCGAGCAGCTGCCGCTCACGACCCTCGGCATACATTGCGCCATTGAACTCACGACGCGGCGAACCGCGCAGCTTGCGGCGCTGGCTCACCCCGGACTCACTCTGCAGGATATCAGTAGCGGCCGTGAGCCCCTCGACGATGCCGTCGCCCCAGTCCGGCACGAAGGTCCACGCGATGATGCGGTTGGCGGTGATGCGTAGGCCGGCCACGCGACCGTTGTCGAACTCCCAGGTAACGACGGTATCGAGCACCGGCTGGCCATCAGGGGTGACAGTGAGCTGCCAGGTCAGCTCCTTCAGGGCTGGGAACAGCAAAGGAGGACTTGGATGACCTGAAACAACCAGCCCCTCTTCAAGACCGCGGATATCGACTAGAGTGCGGGGCTCCAAAAATGCGTTCCACACATAGACCGGCTGGGTCTGGGAGGAGACAACGTTGCCGAGATCAAGGCGCAGCGGGTTGATATGAATACGGTGGTAAAAGTCATCAGAGTAAGCCCTAGCAACACCCCCAATGATCTGCACGCCATTTGCAGATACGGGGAAGTTTGCATCAACACTGCTGCCCCAACACGATGTAGCGAGCCTACTGCTAGTAGGCCAACCGACAATCTCATTAGCGTCAAAGCGGTCAAAATCTACCGCCAGACGGTGGTTCTTACCTCCCGCCAACCCACCTTGTAGCAACCATCCATTAAGGGCCGTCATAGCGAATGGCCCAACCAAAAGTTCCGGTATGGTCGATTAGAGAGGTGGACGCTCCGTCTGGCGCCGATGCGTTCTTCATATGGAAGGGGTAAACCTTCCACTGATCACTACCTAAAACAATGATGTCTCCAGGCTCATGATTGGGCATCCGCAAGTAGCGCGCGTGCCTGTGCTCAAGAACGGGCGAGCATTTTTGAGAAGCTCTGCCAAGTAGCACATGGATTGGCAGCAGCACGGCCTCTCCGTTCCACGCGTTCGGCTGGAGGGTAGGTAGTGGCTTGATGGCCTGTAGCGCTGATAGTGAGCCAACCTGGGGCCCCGTATCGGCAAATACACTTCCGCCTTTCCAGCCCTCCCCGTCAATAGAGCAGTGAAGGATGTCCCTAGCCACCGTGTCGCTCATCGCGCCCGACCACACGTAGTTTGCCCACCAAGGGCCAGACCCGACGTAGGAGCTGATAGATCCAGAGAGTGCACCCCGGGTGTCAGATATGAGATAGCCGCCATTCGCTGACGCCGATCCAACTGAATAACCACGCACAGCGTTAGCTGTAATCCACAAACCGCTACCGCCGATCCATGGATTGTCAGAAACCCCAAACGCCAGCCAGTAGAAGCGCGAGAGGCTAAAGTTAAGGACTACGTAGACCTCGTCAGGATCACTCAAAACATGAATGTGATAGACGGCGGGCCAAACAGGGTCCGGGCCGCCAAAAGGCCCACCGCCAAGAGGTCCAAGACGGGGCCGTGCAACGGAGGCGCCGCTGAGTAATCCACCGGAAACGCCTGTCCCGCCCTGAACTACAATCCCCGGCCCTTCAGATGTGGTCTTTGCCGTGGAACTGTAAATCTGTAGAAAGGCTGGACCCTTGCTCAGAATCGACCCAGATAGACTCCAGCCCTCCGCCACACAGGCGGTGAGCACTGCATTGAGCAGGTCTGCGTAACTGTTTACCACCCCTGTGAAATAGGCCATTAGTTATCCATCCTGAGAGCGAAGTAGTCATTGAATCCGTTACGGGAAACGTCCTGAAAAACCAGCCAGTCTTCACCCCCAATGGTTAACGTGTTCTCCGTGGCGTTGTTAAACCCACTTATGTGCCGGACGCCATCAAGCTCCCCATAAAGGCCGAAACCGGCCTGAGAAAGGATGATCGGCTGAAGACTGAAGTAGCCGTTGGCTTCGCGAATTTGAGAGATTGAACCGGCGACAAATACCGAATTCCATGGCCATGAATCTGGCTGCCTCCAGCTACCATCATTGAAACGAATGCGAAAATTGCTACGCGAGCCCTTGAATGGAATTGAGTGAGAGGTCTCACTGAAACGGGTTGCCGGTGTACCAATCAGCATCCCGCCGATGGCCAGTGGATATGGGTACTGAGTAGGCCGCGCATAGGGCAAAAACTTGCCCACGTAGCAGCTTTCATAGACCGGCGTCCCTACTTTCATCACGATCGCAATGCGCTGTGGGTTCAGGCTGATCCAGTAGTCAATGCGATTGTTATGAGCCGGCACACCCGACAGAAACGCACCCGGCTGAGTATCAAAGCTATTGCCCGGCACATATCCAGTGAAGGCGGCAGCTACTAGGTTGTAGTAGTCCGCGCTGGCGTCCTGGTACGTCCGGAACCCCACGAAGATCTCCTCCTCGCCGGTATAACCCACGCCCTTGAGGATCAGCTCGCGGTTGGCCGGCACC